ACGCTCTGGAACGGTGGTCAAAAGTGGAATCCTTTTAGAGGGACCGCCAGCGATCTTCGAGTCAGCATAGGAGCCAGCGATGAATATAATGCATTTGAGGTAGTATGGTATTTTACGGGACAGGCGATGGTTACTTCCTCTCCGGATGCTGGTGTAACAACACTGGCGGCCCCCCTGGTTATGAATTCACAGCGCGCTTATTCTAGCTACATCGGCGCAATTTCGCCCACAGAGACTGAAGCAAGTGTGACCGGCGCAGAACTTTCAATTTCTAATACGAAAGTGATGTTTTATACGATGAAAGTTGGTTCGGGGAATGACTTCTCGGGACTTACTACAAAATTTAGAATGTTTAGAGCATCGGTTGCATAGGAGAGAAACATGTTTGATACTGCTAAGTGCGATGAAACAACTCAGGAATGCATGGAATTCCTAGGTCTTTCGGACGCGGACTATACCAGCATCCAGTCTGGCATTTCAGAGGACGGCCTAACATTTACGGTTTCCTTTTATGATGTCAACGGGACCCTGGCTGGAACGCGCACGGTGAATATAGAGTCCCAAAATCATAACTATTAGTCATTTCCCCATCTTACAGACTATTTATTTTTGACGAGTCATCAGAATTGGAGTATTTTCATGTCTTCACTATTAGAAGAAGCGATTGTAGACGCTAAAGCCCTTAAAGAAGCAGCACTCAAAAATGCTGAAAATACTGTATTGGAGAAATACTCCGGAGAGATTAAAAAAGCCTTGGATACTCTTTTAGAACAGGATCTAGATCTTGGTCTGGGTGAAGAAATAGAAGGTGAAGGCGCCGACGCTGAACTAATGGAGTTTGCTAAAGATATCCCCTATGGTCACCAGAACGAAGACCTCGATGCGCCGCCTCAGCAGGAAATTATTGAGATTGATTTCGATGAATTGAAAGCGCGTCTTGAAGAAGAGGATGAAGCCGTCGAGGGCGGCGATATGATCGATGCCACGGGGCTGGCTGATGAACTTGCTCTACAAGAGGCGGGTGGCGGCGCTGGTTATTTAGGTATTAAAACCCCAGCTGAAGCTGGATTAGAAGATGAGCCTACCAGCCAAGCAGACGTTACTCAGGATACAGACGAGGACGAAACTCCCAAATCCCGAGCCGCTCCGTCGACGATGTCCCTGGAAGAAGACGAAGACTTTAATCTCACCGAAGAGATGATTAACGATCTTATCGAGGAATTAGTAGTTGATATGGTACCACGGCCCCAAGGATGGGCCTCCGTTAACTCCGCTGACAATAGCGTAGAGCAGGCCAACAACAACGCCATGGCCCGAGCCCAAGCCGCACACCTCGATGAAGAGGAAGAAGAATTAGAAGAGGAGTCTACCGCACCAGATGTCGTGCCGGATGTGACCCTCTATGAGACGAAAATCTCAGAACTTACAGAATCAACAAAAGAGCTACATTCTCTTTTGACTGAAGCCAAGACTCAGCTGACTCAGTTGAACTTGGCAAACGCTAAGCTTGTTTATCAAAACAAGGCCTTGAATAGCACCTCCTTGAATGAGCGACAAAAATATCAAATTGTCGAAGCTGTTCAATCTGCCAATTCTGTTGAAGAAGCAAGTATGATCTTTGAAACAATTCAAAATGCAGTGGGGGCTCCGATTGATCATCGTATACGCCCACAAACACTTCGTGAAGCAGTTCAGAGACCTACATCGCTTTTACTCAATTCCAAGAAAAACAATACGGCAACTAAAGACCCAGCTTTGGGTCGTATGCTGCGTTTAGCAGGTTTGAATAAATGACATTCAATTATTACAATTATAAGGAGGTTATATAAAATGTCTATTGTACAAAAACTAACCGAAGGTATCGTTAATCGTGATCTCTCTGGAGAAGGGGCTGCACTCATTAATAAGTGGGAGCAGACCGGTCTTCTTGAGGGTCTCGGATCCGATGACCGTCGGAATAGTATGGCTCGATTGCTTGAGAATCAGGCAAAAGAGCTACTTCGTGAGGCCAGCTCTATGGCAGTTGGTCAGGACGTGGAGGGCTTTGCGGCCGTCGCGTTCCCACTCGTTCGCCGTGTATTCGGCTCGCTGATCGCTAATGAACTTGTTAGTGTTCAGCCGATGAGTCTCCCTTCGGGACTTATCTTCTTCCTTGACTTCACCTATGGTGGTGTTGTCAGTGATACATCAACCGCGCGTCTCGGATTCGAGGTTGGTAAATCAGTGTATGGTGGCGACGTTGTCGGTGCCCAGATCACTGGTGGTGTTGACTTAGCTGGTCACGATGGCGAAGACGCCGCCGGCGCGTATAATCTGCGCAATGGCTACTCTTCTCCAACGGGATCTGTTGCTACTGGTACGACAACCATTTCCGGTACTATTACTGGTAACGGGGGCGCCGGGACGGTCGCTGACTATCTTGTCGGACTGCAGGGGCTTTCGTCTGACTATGTCAGTGCTCAGATTCTGCGCTTTGATCCCGATCTTACTTCTGGTTCTAACTTTGCTGTTCTGACCCAGGACCTTTCGGCCACACAGTTCAACTATGATGACCTTGTTGGCATCGATGCAGCGTGGACTACTGCGCTCAACCCCGATGATGACATTGTTATCGTGCGTCGTCTCTCGTCACTGAGTAAGTCAGCTGATCTGGCAACTGAGTCTGAGAAGATTCTTCGAATTGTTGCTGTTGGTACCGGTTCGGCGGCTGAGATTGTTACTGCTCTTAATGCTGCTACACTTAACATGCCGATCGTGGATAACTTCCAAGGTAACACTACAGGTAATCCCATCGGTGCGGTTCTGCCGACTACCACGTGGGGACTTGAGAATAACCAAGATATCCCCGAGATCGACATCAAGGTCGATTCCGTGGCCGTTACGGCGATCACTAAGAAGCTCAAGGCTAAGTGGACCCCAGAGTTAGGACAGGATCTTAACGCTTACCACAACCTTGATGCCGAGGTCGAACTGACTCAGATTCTTTCTGAGCAGATTGCTCTTGAGATCGATCAGGAGATTCTTGAGGATCTCGTTAAGGGTGCTAGTGCAGGAGTTCGCTTCTGGTCTCGTAACCCAGGCGATTTCTTGAATCGTGAGACCGGCGCAGCCAACTCTGCTCCGGAGTTCACCGGTAACGTTTCTGAGTGGTATGAGACTCTCGTTGAGACAATCAACGATGTTTCTGCTCAGATCCATCGCAAGACTCTTCGTGGTGCGGCTAACTTCGTGGTGTGTTCACCAGAAGTTGCCAATCTCCTTGAGTTCACAGCTGGTTTCCGTGCCAACGTGACAGCTGATAGCGACAAGGGTGATATTGGTGCCGTCAAGGTGGGTTCTCTATCGAGAAAGTTCGACGTTATGGTCGATCCTTACTTCCCGCGTAACATCATTTTGGTGGGACGCCGCGGCAGTAGCTTCCTTGAGAGTGGTTATGTGTATGCACCTTATGTGCCGCTGCAGACCACACCTACTATCTTCGGTGTTGAAGATTTCGTGCCCCGCAAGGGAGTCATGACTCGATACGCCAAGAAGATGGTGCGTCCGGATATGTACGGTTTGGTAGTCGTCAAGGCTCTCAACGAGTAATATAACCGACGTAGGTCGAATTAATGAAAGCCCCGTCTCTTTTGAGGCGGGGCTTTCTATTTAGTAGTGGACAAATAGAGGACTTCTTTAGTGGCTATACCAAAACTTAATCCCGCATCTACTTCAAATTCTAATGTATTGCCTGTCACAGGGAGCACTACCAATGTTGCGCCTACTTTGCCATTTGGAATTTATGCTGCTTCTACTGCGTTTGTATCGGGGGCTGCTGATCAGGTGGCATATACCTATAAAAAGCTTGGTGGAGATGTTTTAGACATCGAGTTAACGGAGGGGAACGTCTATTCCGCGTATGAAGAAGCTGTTTTAGAATACTCCTATTTGGTAAACCTACATCAAACTAAAAATTCACTATCCAGCTATCTTGGAGCAGCCACGGCATCCTTTGACCAAGATGGCCAAATTATTTCGGGCGACAATCTCTCAGGATCAAACATTGAATTAAAGTATCCGAGGTTTAATTATGGTTATGTACGCCGCGTTTCGAATGAGCTAGCAACGGAAGCTGGCTTCGGGGGTCTTACTCCAATCTACTCGGCCTCTATTTCTACAAATGCTGACACACAAGATTATGATCTACAGACCTTAATCTCAGGATCATCGGCCTTAAGTACGTCGGTACCTTATTATGGGAAAGTACAGGATAAAAGGATTATTATTCGTAAAGTATTTTTTAGGACCCCTCGCGCTATGTGGCGTTTTTATGGTTATTATGGTGGATTTTCGGTGGTTGGCAACATGCGGACATATGGTCAGTATGCTGATGATTCTACTTTTGAGATTGTCCCCACATGGCAGAATAAGCTACAGGCCATGGCCTATGAAGACGCTTTGTGGACACGCATTTCACACTATTCTTATGAGATAAAAGATAACTGGTTAAGGATATTTCCAAATCCTGATTCCACAAGCCCTGTAAAGTTCTGGGTTCAGTTTACTATTGATCAAGAATATGAACCCTGGCAAGAAACTGGCCGCGGCGCAGACGGTGTTTCCGGTATTAATAATATGAATACCGTACCCTTTAACAATTTACCCTATGAAAGTATTAATTCTATCGGAAAACAGTGGATTCGTCGTTTTGCTTTAGCATTAACAAAAGAAGTGCTTGGACAGATCCGTGGTAAATTCGCTGTGGTACCTATTCCGGGCGAAAGCATAACACTTAATGCGGCAGATTTGCTAGGTCAGGCGGCAACGGAGCAAGCTGCCCTGCGCGATGAATTGAAGTCCCTTCTAGATGAACTAACTTACGAAAAACTGGCTGCCACCGATTCTACACTGCAAGATTCAACCAAGAAAGTATTGGAGAATGTCCCCGCCGGCATTTATGTAGGGTAGGGGAGAACGATGTCCCGAAGCAAAAGAACTCAAGCGCAGATTCAAGACACAGAAGCGCAGAAATATGATTATGTGGGCGATAAAAAGGTTGCGGCTCATTTACATGAAATAGAATTGGCGCCCTCCACGCTGGAAACTATCGATGGTGCGATGATGAAATTTATAAATGAAGATTTAAATCTCTCAATTACGCGAAACGATGGATTTGAGAAAGTTCCGGTGCTCTGGGTAAGTGCCGAACGCGCCTATCAGATTAAACATAATAAAGATTTAAGAGATTTAGAAGAAACACTTGTTCTCCCGTTAATCACTGTTAATCGCGCGTCAGTTGTTAAGGAGGCGGACTTTAGGGGGACAGTCTTTGCTAATCTTTACCCTGAACCTGGCGCAAGAGGTGGAACTATTACATTAGCACGAACAATTAATCAAAAGAAGACAGCAGAATTTCAAAATGCGTATGCTAACCGCAAGTATGGCACCAACAAAGATGTTACCAGCAAGATGAAGAATACCAATAAAAGAAATATGTCGGCCCAGCGTGTTGTATACGAAACCATTACAATGCCACTACCCGTTTGGGTGAAGGCTACGTATGAGATTACTTTACGTACCGAGTATCAACAACAGATGAATACTCTCATCACTCCGTTTTTTACGATCGCCGGAAATTCGCGGATGCCTAAACGTATTGAGAACGAAGGGCACGCCTATGAGACGTTTATAGATGGAAGCTTCAGTAATAATTCCAATAAAGCTGATATTGGGATGACGCAGCGAAACTACGAGACAAGTATTAACATCGAGGTGTTGGGATACCTAGTGGGAGAAGGGGAAAATCAGGAAAAACCTAAGATTGTCAGAAGAGAAAGTCCAGTGGAATTTAAATTTTCCCGAGAAAGAACAATTATGGGGGATATACCCTCCAATATTAAAGATGGATTTTATAAAGAATAGTTCTGTTAGGATTGTGTAAGACTATTTAACTTTGAAGATTTAGTTACTTAAAAGTATGCGAGGAGACCGTAACACATGTCAGTAAAAAAATATAGATTCGTATCACCAGGTATATTTGTCCACGAAATAGATAATTCACAGGTACCTGCTTCTCCGGCGGGGATAGGACCAGTTATTATTGGCCGAGCCGAAAAAGGCCCAGCACTTCGCCCCATTACTGTAAACTCTTTTGAAGAGTTTGTACAGGTATTCGGTACGCCCGCCCCCGGTGGAATCACCAGCGCCCGTGCTGGCGACATATGGAGAAAGGGCAACGACAAGACTGCAGCCACTTATGGCATGTACGCGGCGCAGGCATATCTTAAAAATAGTTCTCCTCTAACATATATCCGTCTCCTCGGAGCGCAGACCACTGCTGACGGTGGTCCTACCGCCGCATCGCAGGGTGAGGGTGGCTGGAACATGAGCAACGCTTATGGCCTCGTCGTATTTGACTCTGGGTCTGATAACAACGTTACGGGCGCTCTTGCGGCTATTTTCTATGGTGGCTCAACAGCTACTTTTGAGCTGACAGGTACTTTGCAATCCCCCGGCGGCGTAGGCTCTGGCCCGAGCGGCTCCACCATGGCGATTCAGGGAGCTGATTTTGTCATTGGCAACGTAAGCGCTAATAATCAGTTTAAGATGGTAATCGGGAATTACAAGAGTACGAGCACCCTTACCACAACCTTTAACTTTAATGAGAGCGATTCCCGGTACATTCGTAAAGTATTTAATACAAACCCTCAAATGACAAATAGCGACCTTATGGGCTCTGGTGAGACGGAGCTTAATTATTTCTTGGGTGAATCCTTCGATCGACACCTGAAGTCCAACATCACAGCTGGCTCCTCGGCCGCCATTGTTAGACTATACAATACGGGCTCATCGCTCGCCGGCTCTGACTGGAATGGTGGGTTGAACGGCGCCCAGACGCCCTCCATCATTAGCTGTCGTCTAGATCCTACCGACGATCCCGTTGATCTCTTTACGATCCATGCTCTCGAAGAGCCGGGCGACTGGACCAACCGAAATCTTAAGATATCCATTCAGGATATTAAGCGTCCTGTAGGCAACGACGACGATTATGGATCATTTACGCTGCTCGTGCGCCAGCTTAGTGACTCTGACAATGTTGTTCAAATAGTCGAGCAGTTTAATGGGTGTAATCTCAACCCCGAGTCTAGTGGTTTTATTTCTCGTAGAATTGGTGATAAGTACAGAGAGTGGAACGAGAATGAACGCCGTTATATTGAGCGCGGAAATTATCCTAGTAACTCTAGTTATATCCGTATCCAAGCGAGCAGTATGGTTGAGGGCGGCATGGCAAATGCATCACTTCTTCCCTTCGGCTTCCGCGGAATGGTTAAGTATGACGATGAATCGATGTCAACCCGCACTGAGGCCGGCCATTGGGTGACTGGCTCCGATGATCCCGTGCCCAAGGCGGCAGTCGTCGCCAAGTACCCTGGATCGACTGTTAATACTACATTTATTTATGGCGGGGCGGGGGCTCTTACTCACAGCGTTCTCTACCCTGCACCCGAATTGCGCATCAGCGCTTCGAGTGGGGATTTGAGTAATGTGAGAGACGCATATTTCGGTTTCCAGACCGCTCAGGGCGCCGGAAGCACCGTTTTCGACCACTCAACAATTGATGTGTGCCGCCCACTCGGTGGTGAGATTGGTTCTATGTTCTCGGTCGGAGGACAAATGGAACGCTCCATCGATTTCACACTTGATGATGTTTGCGGCAATACTAACGGACTTGGCAACGGTGTTTGGATTAGTGGATCTCACAGTTCTGCTAGCAACGCCGCTAGCTTCACGTACCTCAGTGGTGCCGTAAGCGGCGTCCTCGACGCTGGTTTCGATCAGTTTACAATTCCTCTGTACGGCGGTTTCGATGGAACTGACGTTAAAGAGATGGATCCGTTCAATAGCAGCACACGATTCTTGGACTCTAGTGATACCAATCTGACAAGCTATGTACTTAACACTCTTAACCGCTGTGTCGACGCAATTGCCGACCCAGAGGTTGTTGAGATGAACCTAGCAGCTATTCCGGGTCTCACATTCGACGGTCTTACAACGAAGCTTGTTCGTACCTGCGAAGATCGCGCTGATGCATTGGCGGTTATTGACTTGCCGTATGGTTACACTCCGCGCGAAAGCAGCGTCGTTAGTAATCCGCGTCAGAACGTTGAGAGCACCATTCGATCCAATATTAATGATTTGCGGTCGCGAGGGCTGAATTCTTCTTACGGCTGTACTTTCTATCCGTGGGTCCGAGCACGAGATACCATTAACGGAACTTTCGTATGGGTTCCCCCGTCTGTTGCCGCGATTGGCACATTCTCAAGTTCGCAGCGAAAGACACAGGTTTGGTTTGCTCCAGCCGGATTCAATCGTGGGGGTCTCTCTGAAGGCTCCGCTGGTATTCCGATCACGGATGTAGCTCATGGGCTGAGACGCAAGGATCGTGATGATCTTTACGCCTCAAACATTAACCCAATTGCGAAGTTCCCTGCGGAGGGTATCGTGATCTTCGGACAGAAGACACTTCAGACCACCGTCTCGGCACTCGATCGCATCAATGTTCGTCGCCTGATGATTTTCGTGAAGAAGCGTATTTCGCAGATGGCTACTACGATCCTTTTCGATCCGAACGTCAAGACTACGTGGAAGAGGTTTACCTCACAGGTTGATCCGTTCCTTAGCGAAGTTAAGGCTCAGTTTGGTCTCTCCGATTACAAGCTTATCTTGGACGAGACTACTACTACGCCAGAGATGGTTGATAGAAATATTATGTATGCACAAATCTTCTTGAAGCCGACCCGAGCAATTGAATTTATCGCGATTGATTTCAATATTACAAGAACAGGGGCGTCTTTCGACGATTAAAAAAATAATGTAGGAGGTTTGCTTCTCCCACACTATATAATATAAGGATTATAATAAGGAGAATTATATAATGACTGGAATGTTCTGGAGTCAAGCCGCGGCTGAGCCGAAAAGACAACATAGATTTTTATTGGAATTGCCTATGCTCGGGGCCGGCCAGGGCGGCCCGACAGGCGCTTACGAGAAGTATCTCGCTAAGACTGTTTCCAAGCCCTCTTATACCATAGGGGTGACGGAACACAAGTTCCTTGGGAACACTTTCCATTATCCTGCCGCCGTTACGTGGGACGAAGTCTCCGCAACGATTGTAAACTCCATTAATCCGAATGGCGATGAGCTACTTTATGAGGCTCTGTATGCCGCTGGTTATCATGACCCCGAAGATCTAGAAGGGTTTTTCTTGGGTACGAACCCGTCCAAGCCCGGTACTCCCAACAAGGTTAATTCCCTCGCGGCCCTTGGACAGGTTCAGATTACTGAATTAAACGGAGCAGGCACCGAGATTGATCGCTGGATTCTTAAGAATGCCTTTATTACAAGCGTTAAATTTGGTGATCTAGATTATTCTGGCGAAGAATTACTTAATATTGACCTGGTATTCCGGTATGATTGGGCTACGTATGAGACGTTGTCGTCGGAGGTTCCCGGCATGTCCGAAGGCCCGACCGTCACCGACGAGGCCCAACAACAAGTACTGCGGGCGCCAAGAGTTATCGACCGAGGTCGGCTGTAGGTCAGTCACTTAGAGAAAGAAGGTAATTTGTGAGTAGAAGAAATAACTTGGAGCGACTGGGTGCTCATGATAAAGATGCGTCCAGTCCTCCACCTGCTGTTACACAGCAAGAACCGGGTGACATATTTTCATTTATAACCCCCACAGAATTTGTGGAGCTTCCCAGTCAGGGCCTCCGATATCCAGAGGATCATCCTCTACATAATATATCAACGATTGAAATTCGTCATATGACGGCCAAAGAAGAAGATATTCTTACTTCCGAGTCCTTGATTAAGAAGGGTATTGCTTTGGATAGACTGGTGATGTCAGTTGTTGTTGATAAAAGAATTAAGCCAACTGATTTGTTGATTGGGGATAAAAATGCTGTCCTAATTGCGGCCCGAATAACTGGTTTCGGCCCGCAGTATAATACAAATCTTACTTGTCCCGCTTGTCTGACAACAAGTGAAACATCTTTAGATCTAGGCGATATACAAAACAAGGATCTCAGTAATCTTCCTGAAAATGTTACCACAACAGAAGAAGGAAATTTTGTAATTACTTTCCCTGATTTTGATGATCTAGAGGTGGAGGTTAGGTTGCTTACGGGACATGATGAAAAATACATCATGAAAAAAAGAGAAAAGCGTCGTAAGCTTAAGCTCCCCGATACTAACGTCACAGATCAATTATTGGCCATTATTGTCAGAGTAAACGACATTACCGACCCAGCACTTCTTGAGCAGTTTACAGCACAGGTTCCAACTCGCGTTTCCCGTGAAATTCGGAACACTTATGAAGAGTTGGTGCCGGACTTAGATATGACGTTTGGTTTTGAATGCGATACTTGCAGCCACGTGGGAAAGGTGGACATGCCGATTACGGCAGACTTTTTTTGGCCTGACACATAAGTACCAAGAGGGCGTTTATGAGGAGCTTTTTGTTCTAAAACATCATGGTGGGTGGTCTATCTTTGAAGCATACAATCTTCCTACCCAATTACGCCGATGGTTCGTTAAAAGATTGATAAAAGAGTTCGAAAGCCAAAACAAAGAAATGGAAAAAGCGTCGAGAGACACCAATCGAAAAGGTTAGACGTATAGAAAGTCGCTCGAAGGAGCGGCTTTTCTTTTATTCTACTATTTATTCATGAGGTATATTCAGTGGAAAAATTAACCCTTGATTTGAATGCGGCCGGCCCCGATAATCGTTTGCAAGAATTCCGAACGATTACAGGCTTTGCGGCGAAAACCCAAGCTCTGCTCACAGATCTTTATCTTGCCGGATTTAATACACCTATAAGTATTAGAGGAACTCGGCTACAAATTGATAAGTTTTTTAATGCACTTAAGTCTGAGAAACGCTATATGGATGCTTACCTCAAGCATGGATTGGGCGATAATCGCACAATGAGAAACCAGCACGAACTTAATCGATCCATTGAGGCTTTCGAAAGAGAAACAAATTTAAAGTGGCCCTTTAAAAACTAGGGAACTTAAGCTATGTCCAACGGAGATACTCCAGACCCGTCAGCGGCCGCCCTGCAGGCGATCCTCGCCGCTATCCAGCGCCAATCATCGCTTCTGGAAAAGATCGTCGGCGCCGAAGGACCCCCGGGCCAAGCCGCAGCCCGCCGGTCGCGTGTGGATCCCACGCAGACCGCCGAGGAACAGGCTAAGCAAGCCCGTACGGCGGTGGAGCGCCTAGGCGAGGAGATCGAGCTAGACCCGAAGCAGTTCGCAGCACTCCAGCAGAAGATACTAGATTTACAAAACGGAGTCGACGGCGCCTCCGAATCCTTCGCGAACCTTTTTGAAGAAATTGGCGAAGGTGGCGCGAAGGCGAAGAACACATATTCGCAGCTCTTCAAGATCACTGGCGCGGCCGAGAACATAAACCGAGTAGTCCCCACCTCGGTTGAGGGATTCAAATCGCTCACCGCAGAATTTACAGCGAACATTAAGAGCGGTAAGATCTTTGTCGATCTGGCCAAGAAGCTCTATGGCACGATGATTAATATAGCGATCGCCGCCGATAAGGCCGCGGCCAGCTTCGCCCGAACGACCGGAGCTTTTGGCAAAGGAAATCAGGGAGCCAGCGCATACGGACAGGTTCTCAAGAAAACAGAACGTCAGGTAGCAATCTTCGGCGCGTCTCATGACGACGTAGGGAATGCCATGGGAGATCTCTATGGGTCTTTCATGAATTTTACGAATCTGTCAGGTAAGCAACAGCAAGCCCTCACAGCTCAAACTGTGGCTCTCGGTAAGTTGAACGTTTCATCACAACTCACAGCTCAGGTTTTTGATGGCGCCACGAAATCCCTCGGTTTCACAGACGATCAGCTGGTAGGCCTTACTGAGACCTTACACGCCACAGCCCAGAGTATCGGAAAGAGCACTTCACAGGTTGTTGCTGACTTTGCGACGGTGTCAAAACAGCTGGCTTTCTATGGCACCGACGTTGTCGGCGTTTTTCAGGAGCTAGAGAAACAATCTAAGGCTACGGGCCTCACCATGGAGCAGTTGATTGGAATCGCCGGCGAGGCTTTCGATACCTTTGATGGCGCAGCGGAGAAAGTTGGGCGCCTAAATGCGATATTGGGGGGACCATACCTTAATTCTATTGACATGCTGAATGCTTCCGAATCTGAACGTATTGAGATGATTAAGGCCTCGATGGACGCGAGTAATCAAATGTTCTCTGATCTGGGGAAGTATGAGCAAAAAGCAATTGCAGCAGCCCTAGGTATAGATGTTGATACCGCACGCAGAATGTTCGGCGAGCTGTCGGCTGCTGAAGAGATACAAATTAGACAGCAAGAGAAGGTTGCCGAGACTGCACGCAAGGCCCAAGCAATGTGGGACAAGCTTAAGAAGGCTTTCTATAGTTTGGTGGTGGTTCTTGATCCGTTAGTTAATCTTTTTGGCTATCTCGCCGAGGCCATCTCGGCCGGCTTTGCGAAGTTGGGCTTCATTCCCAAGCTTTTCATAAATATTGGAGTTCTGGTTGGGGGGCTTTGGGCATCCTTTAAAACATTGGGGAAGACGCTGAAAAGCGTTGGCAGCAGGTTCACCGGTGCGGGCAACACTATAAAAGCAGCCTTTGGTCCGACCTCGGTCCTTGGAAAGGCCGGCACGATGATCACGAATACTGGCGTGTCTATTAAAGCGTTTGGGAAGACGGTTTCAAAACCACTGACCATGGCCTCCGATGGGTTTAAAGCCGTAGGCTCGGCCATGAAAAAGGTAGGCTCTTCCGGCAAGACTTTGCTTAAGCCGGTACAGGCGATCGGCAAGGGGTTTAGGTTTCTGGGCTCTGGTTTTAAGCTACTGCTTAAGCCGGCCACCTTGGTAACAAAGGGATTTAAGGGCCTCTTCGCTCTTTTTAAAGGAGGCCGGGCAGCAGCCACCGGCTTGATGATTTCGCTGCGCGCAGGCATGGCGGGCATTAAGGGGGCTTTTGCTGGAAGCGGAATCGGCCTGCCTATCTATTTTATTATTGCTGCGATTGAAACTCTTATTTTTAGTTTAAATAATTTGTGGGCTATTTTCAAGAACATGTTTAAGTTAATTGTCGGTATTGTTACGTTTGACGGCGCCAAGATATCAGAGGCTTTTCATACCATTATGGAAAATGTAGCCATGATTTGGTATAAGGGGCTCAATGCCCTGACGTTTGGCCTTTTTGGGCTTATTGTTAAATTGACCGGAGGCAAAGAGAAAATCTTAAAGATATTTAAGGGCCTCGCGATCGCCATGCTCTTTATGATACCAGGGGTGAATGTAATCATGGGAGTCGTCGCCGCCGTCTGGGCCCTCAAGAAGGTGTGGGCGAAGTATAGCGACCAGATTAAGCTTAGTTTAAAAATTGGTTTCTTACCTCTCATAGTGACATTTAAGCTCCTAATGTTTAACCTTAAGATGTTGTGGAAGGGCGTGAAACTGATCTTTAAAGGCATCGTATTCCAATTTAAGATGCTTTGGAAGGTGACCAAGATGTATTTGTGGATGATGACACTCCCCTTCCAGTTCCTATGGAAGGTCATCAAGACTATTTTCGGAGGGATTAAAGACGTCTTCAATACGACGGTCTCATCATTCAAGGATGCCTTTGCACCCGTCATAGACGCTTTTAAGGGAATCGGTGCCTCATTCGGGAAAGCGTGGGCCACCATTCAGTCGGCAATTCAACCCATTAAAGATGCGTTTGCTTCTATCGGCGCAGCATTCGGAAGCATGTTCGGCGGCGGCGCCGGCGGAGGCGGCGGCTTTTTGGATGCGGTTTTTGGCGGCATAAAGAAGACTTTTGGTTTTATAATGAATGTCGTATTAATCCCCCTTAAGCTCGCCTTTGGATTTATTGGCCTCGCCATTAAGGTTTTTGCAGCACTGGTTCAAGTTGCTCTAACCCCCGTTGTATGGCTTTTTCAGGGCATCGGCCTCGCCATAGAAACCGTGGCCAATATAATTAAATTTGTTTTGTCTCCTATTGAGGCTCTGAAGGCGGCATTCGGTGGCATCGCGTTCGTTATGGGGAAAGTAGTGGACGGCTTCAGGCTCATATCCAAGGTCCTCCTGGCACCATTTAAAATGATAGCCAAGTTCATGGGCGGCGTTGGCGGATGGTTTGCTCGCAAGTTTATGAAGGATGAGAAGGAGCCCGAAGCAACTGGCGCGAAGGGAGAGATAGAAAAGGTTGATGATGTTATCATCACCTCTTCCGGAAAGATTATAAAGCCCAACAAGAAAGATACGATCATCGCTGCATCCCCGGGAAGCCCCCTGCTGCAGCCTCAGGAGCCTGATCCAAAACGGAAAGGCGCCTTATCCTTCGCGAATCCCTTAGACGATATTGGTGACAAGATGACGGGTCTGGTCGGAAAACTCTACGCGAAGAGTCCTATGGGAATGCTCCTCAAAGCCGCCGGCGGAATGGCCGGGCAAGCACTCGGAGGCGCCACGGGCAGTGAACAGGGCGCTGCAAATGTAAAAGTAGATGTTAACGTTAAAATTGGTGAAAAACAATTAACCGACATCATTATAGAGGCGCTACAAACGCCGGAGGCTGGAAAGGCAATATCGCCTTTCTTGAATTAGAGGTATAAATATGTCAACGTCAATACCCGTAGCAAAACAAGGCGATCCTGGATTAATTGGGGACTCGTTTTTTCAGATTCATGTTACACATTTGCCCACCAATAGGACTATTAGTTTTAAAGGATGGGTAACAGAGTTCGCTGATGCATTTACATCGAATTGGAATTCGGAAACTGTTTATGGTAGAATGGACCCCTTGGTAACATTTCAGAATACAATGCGCGTTATTTCCTTGAGCTTCGATGTGCCCGCAGCTGATGGACTGGAGGCTGCCGACAATCTAGCTCGTCTGAATCGCCTCACACAATTTTTATACCCCGTGTACTCATCGGGGCCCGACCGCACGATACAAAACACGCTGCAGGGGGGCCCCCTTATCGGTCTTCAGTGGACAAACATGATCGGAAACGCACAAAATGGGGATAGACTTATTGGCTATTTGGATGGGTTCACCTATGCCCCCGACATTGAAGCAGGATCCTTTTTTCAGACGGGCGCATCTACAGACGTGGTGGATAGCACGACAGAGGACGAACGCCAAGAAGGCTATGAAACCCGAAAAGCTATCAACGCCTCTGAGCGAGCCTATATACCAAAGAAGGTGAGCGTAAGTTTAAATTTTACGGTTTTACACACTCATTTGACCGGTTGGTATAAGACTGGGGGCACCGGCGGGTATACTTTTGGAAATTCTGATGTGGACTCTAAATTTCCTAATGCTCATTTTGTTACAAACACAGAAACACAAGCACAGCAATCGGATGTAGGGGGAGGCGACGACGATAGTTATGAAAATCTGGGAGAGATTCAAAAGAGTAACGAGACTGAAGTACTCTTGCCCAACGCGCTCAGAGAGGGCTTCTTCGAGAAGGTGAATTAAATAATGCCAAAAAGATATGATAATCGAAGAATACTTCTTAATAGGGAACCGCTGTATGATAATTATTTCGAAGAGCGCCATATTAAATCAATTCGTCAGTATAATTCTGCCACTATGAGATATCCCACCTCCGATGAGCTAAGCCGGATGACCAAGAAAAAACATATTTGGACAACTGGCGATCGTTACTATAAGGTAGCAATTGAAAACTACGGCGCAGCCCAGTATTGGTGGGTGATTGCGTTGTTCAACAAAAAGCCTACCGAGGCTCACATTCAAAATGGCGAAGTGATATGGATTCCACTTCCCTTAGAAAATATACTGAGACTGTATAATAGGGTTTAATTATGGCAATTCGTACATTTATCTGGGGTAATACTGAGTACTATAAAATTGAGCAACACGTGCCCGTTATGCAATCGGACGCTGCGACTGGAACTTCCGCCATCCCCGCCACCCGAGATCGAGCAATGCAGTTCGCCCTGTCGGACCTCCGCGGCCTGCTAGCACCTAACTATAGCTGGAGCGGGAGTGAGATATGGACCTTCGAAGATTTGGAGATGATGGAAGAGGATACGGCTGCCATGGCCCTCTCGGTGGGCATCTATAATGTTGTTTATCGTATCCCTAAGGCCGACGCCGAGGCTGCTGCTCAACAAGACTATGTTCTTAATAATAATCGGCGGCCCGAGGAACCGGTCGCCCCGCCAACACCGCAAGAACTAGCCGACGCATGCCCGGACCGTGCAGCATTTGCCATTCACGGAAATTACTATAAAGTTACGGTTGTTCTTGATGATGTTGATTTAGAACTTGACCCCATTCTGAATGACGCCTACATTGAGGCCGAGTTCGACGCAGCACGACAAATTGCTGCACATTTTAACTCCAGTATTCCTGGCAATCCAGTAATGTATCAAAGCGAAAGTCCTTCGGGCACCTACGTTGGGCCGCCCGGCGCCCCTGGTGTGCGCATTCAGGGCCTGACCCCCATCATGGTGGCGCTCCCCTCGGACCCGAACACTTCTTACCAGTGCCGGTACTCCCAGGCGGTTGTTGAATCAACTGGCAAGTTTATTGGATCTTACAGGGCTCCAGTTTCCGGAGTAACAAACGTAAATGTGGTGCCCGGGGACGCCGCTGCGCCAACTGAGGCGCCAGCTGAGGCGCCGTCCGAGGCGCCCGCCGATGCCGCGTCCCCCTTGGGCCCAGACGACGCCAACCCCGACGCTCCACCTGGTGTAGAAGAGCGCGACGGCAATTACGTAATTACGGTTGTTGTTCCTGACGGAGAAGACGCAAGCGATGAAGCTAAAGATCAGCTAGCCCAATATGTTACTGATTCTTCGCGCGGATCCGCAGCTAATATCAGCATTGATGGAGATTTAACTGAGCTAAGTTCGACTCCCATAGAGGGAAGTGTCGCCGGCAAGAAAATCTTGATCATCGGCGACAGCCAGTGGGACGGGACCTCCATGGGCAGCGCTGTTAAAGACGGTCTTATTGCGCAGGGAGCGGAGGTGCGCACCTTATATAGGTATGGAAAAGGACTCTGGCTCGGGGCCGACTATTGGGGACTTACAGTCAACAAGAATACTGGTACGGTTAGTATCTCATCTAGCGGACTGCTTGCTTCTATGCTCAGTAGTTTTAGGCCTGACCTTGTAATTGTGGGGCTGGGAGGTAATGATACCTATACTTTTCATAATAAAAAAACTGTTTATCAGCAGATTTTAACAAGGTGGATTGAAATATTTCAAGCTGCTGAAGTAAGTGAGGTCCGCTGGATGGGTCTCTCTTATGCTTCGAAGAGTGGCTATGATCGACTTCGTCAAAGAATCCGAGACCACCAGCAGGAGCTTCTTTCTGCTTCTCCAGTGACTGGGATACAAACTACGTGGACCGATACGACTCCCTTTACTAGAGATCTTGCATTCGAGCCGCGGGACGCCGGCTACGATGGTGTCCACTTCACCGGCGAGAGCGCCGGATATCCCACATGGGGACAGCGAATGACCTCCACTTCGGGCCCCCTAGGGGATCTCATGAGTGGCGAATCGGCCGGCGCCCGCAGAATGCAATATGCTGTGCCTATTGGGAATGTTCAGGTTACCTCTAAGCCTCCCAAAGGGGGAGCGGGCTACGAACCTCCTCCTGCCGAGGGGGCCCCCGTCGAATCGAGGGCGGAAGAGCCAGGCCCGGTTGGCGAAATCAATATAGAGCCCATTGATTTTCAGTGTATTCTAATGCAGAATATTCGTCAGCTGGCGAAGCGCCATGAGGAAGAGCCCTACCAATATATTGTGCGTCTTAACACGGAGGGGTCTCCTGGAAACGTAATGTCGATCATTGATCATGGCAATATGACAGATGAAGTAAGAGAACTGTTGAGCCTGTGCCCTGAAGTTTATGGAGTGCTTAGCCCTTATCTCAAGATTACACGTGTAGAATATGACGAGAAAGGTAAGGTTAAAAAAGACAGCCGCGGCATCCCAATAGAAAAGGAGTTACGAATTCCTAATTTTGTATCTGAGAGAGATGTGGAAGATATTTTGGCCGGCGGAAAAAGTAGAATTTCGGGCGCTGGTATCAAAAAGTTCTCGTGGGAACTAAAAGGTGTGCAGCCTGCCGAGGTAGATAACAACATTACGGCCGTCCTTGAAATATATTTTCAGTCGGTAGGAGATTTTTTTGGAGGGGCAGCCCAAGCCGGCGGAAACGTACCCAACTTCTTAGATTTAATAATAAATTCACCTGCAGTACGACAGGTAAAAAATAAAAGCGGCACAGGTAGTCAATCCCCCAGCAAGAAACCCCTGGGAATCTGTCCCGTCAACAAAGCTGTCTCGGCTGCTTATGATGGAGCGAATTTTAGAATTAAGGTTTGTGCCGGGTGGGCACCCCCAGAAGATATGGAAAGCATATTTCCTACGATGCCTGCCTCTAAGATTAAGCTTTTGAGGGAAGCCATTATGGCCTCGCGCGCTTCGTTATTCTTACAGCAAGTTCGACATAATATTCAATTTAATGAAAATGGGTCAATGCTGCTAAGTATCGATTATCATGCTGCTTTGAGTGGTCTTCTTCGAGGTTCCACTGCGGATATCTTTGCAGACGGCAAAGCAAAGGACGAAATTAAAAAATTACGAGAAGACAAGAGGATCCTTGCCGCGGACAGCGCCGACGAAGATTTGGGCGAGAAGGACAAAGAGGCGCTGGGGGAAAAAACCGACGAGTTGCTTAAAAAGATTGATGAACTCGAACAAGCCGACAAACTTCAAAAATATAGAATGCTTTTAGAGGGACTTTTTCGAAGTGAGAAAGTTATGATCCTAGAGCTGCCGGCCGCAGAAATATATACCAAAGGAATAGACCAGATGACTCATGAAGAGAGAGTTGAGTTTGCTCGCACACGACAAGCACCTGGTTATATTACCGAACGTGTTAATGCTGGTGTGTTTGAATCATCTACTCTTGAAGCGATTCCTGAGGAAGGGGGCAAAACAGAAGATGTTGGCAATAGGGCCAACAGGGAGATAGAAAGAGAGAGGAGAGGAGACGCTAAGAAAATCAAAAAGGGGGATGACGACCTCATAAAGATCCCTTACATGTACATGGGTGACATTGTTGATAATGTACTGAATCAGATTAAAATTAATAATGGTGAACAACTGAATTTTAAGTTTTTCCTTTCAGAAGTAGACCTGATTGATCCCCTCGTCGCATTCCAAGTTAAAGGTTTTGCTGACTATGTGGCATGTGGTAATGTTAAAGATGATCTGGTTTTAGATGCAATGGAAGCAGCAGGGGACGTTACGGTTAAAGGGGAGTCCGGCCTCGTCCTTGTCCTCAATATTGGGGACATCCCCATTTCTCTGGATGCCTTCCAGAAGTGGTTTACGGACAAGGTAATTAAGAAGAGTCTTGATAAATATTATTTTTTGAACTTCATCAAAGATGTGAGCGCGCAACTTATCTCTAATGCTCTCAAGGGTCGCTGCTATGGTAAGAAGTATAAATTCTTCCAGCGCTTTGATGCTCAGCCCGTGAGCTTAGGGGACTCCAGAAACTTAAAAAAGAAGGGCACAATCAGAGTCACAACATTAGCCAACTATAAGAGAAAGTTAACATGTGAGACTTCGGCTGATAATACGGCATTGGGAATTGTTTTAATGTCGACCGATTCTAAGCCAAAATCGTTACGAGGAGACTTTGAGCAAGATCTTAAAAATGGAATTTATCATAACTATATTGGTTCTTCTTGCGGATTGGTTAAAAAGATTAGTTTTAATCGAGAAGACATGCCGTACCTTAGAGAATCTAAGATACAGAAACAGGGCGCCCTTGGCGCAGCTCAGCTAAGAGAATTATATTCCGTTAATATTGATTTGGTGGGCAATAATCTCTATCGAAATGGTTCTTATGTTTACGTGAGTCCACTCTTGCTTGACACCACCATGGAAGAGTTGGAATTTCTAGGACTGCATGGCTATTATATGGTCACCTCCGTGAGCTCGGAGATAACTGAAGCTTCATTTACTACTTCCATGAGGGCTCTCCACGAAGGTGTTAAATTCCCCGAGAATAGGGGAGCATCTACGGCGAAGGATCCGCCTCCCCCTGCGCCGTCGGCTAACCCAGCTAAAGAAGAGGAAGAAGAGGAGACTCCTCCAGCAATTAGAAAGACCATTACTACCACCCGCAGCGGGGGATCCCCCACGCTCAATCCCAATATCCGTCAGTCCGGCGGCCTGACGACGAAACAAGCTGAAGATCTCGCCAACACGACACCCGCGGAAGGAGATTTTTAATATGAGCGCTATAATTTTCAATCCTAAAGACCTGATAAACCCACAGGGGAACAACAAGCTTTCATCGTTGGGGCTTTACTATCAAAGACTCCTCTATAAGGAAGAAATATACCCTGATGACGTTACACCTCCTCTCGATACATGGTATGATAAAATCTATTACGGCAGGGTTGATAGACAACAGAATACAATTATACCCAAGGAGTCGCGCCTTAAAGGAATTGCAGGATCCCCAGAAATATATGTTTTGAATTTTGTGGCCGATGCTTTTGAAGCTTTTGCAAATCACATGCGGGAGGCGACAATTATTGGAATTTGTGTTAAGCGCGGCAACCCTACTCTTACAAATCCGGTGCCTAAAAAAGGTTATGAGCCTCTTATGAATCGGTATAATGAGTTTCTGGGCGACAGTTTTGCAGCATATGTAAATTCTATTCCCGTTAATACTCCTAAAATTGTTGATCTGGCGTCGTTTGCCACTCAGTTTGTTAGTTTCCTCAAAAAAATTGCACAGATGATCCCCGTAACTTTATGTAATTACACTCTCACGAATCATTTTAATACCTTCAACGGCGCGCTTTCGGTTTCTATTGCGACCGCGAAGCCCGGCGACGACGCGCCCAAATATTCTGATTTTATTAGTGACCCTAATTTTGATTTTTATGTAGGAGCAGCCAAAAAGTTTGGCTTTACTGTCAACAAGAATATGCCCTGGATTTTGACCGCAGATCTTTTCACAGACGCGGCAGTAAAATATATTTCCCAGTATAAAGACGAGAATGGAGACCCCATTACAGATCAAACCTTTTTTGATGTTTTATATACTAAAGCATGTTACAAAGACATTCAGCGCTTGCGGTTATTTATTAAAAATAGTTATGAGACATTTGTAATATATCATCCTTACACCGAGAAGTTTGAGTTTTCGCCAAGATGCAATAAGGTAAGTTTAAAATCTCGCGGCCGCCAGTTACTGCCACCAGATATTAATACTATACTTACTGATAAATATATGATAGATTTATACCTGCACTTGCGCAGCCTCGAAAGCGGCACACCCGTACAAATTACCACAAAGCTAAAGACTGAATTAGCCAACATATATAGGCTTAAGCCCGATTCCTCCCTAACGGAGCTAGAAAATGCTATAGCCTATATCAACATGATCTACCGTGACTACATTTACGATGTTACCTACCCCTCGATAAATGAATTTATAAAATTACTTGACAATAACGCCATGGTTGGTACAATATCTACAGCAGCCTCGATTGCAACCGAGCTATATTAAGGAGGGCGCATGCTATTTCAGGTGTTGGATTCTAAATCTGACTGTGTTGGATATTTCGCCGACAATACTATAACTTCCACTTCCCATCTTCCGATGGAAGGGTCTACGTGGGAGTACTCAGAACATTTAGGCGGCAAGAATTATGAGATAGGGCGTATTTATAGCCATGGAGCGTCCCTTACAGACGTTTGTCCAGAAGATATGAAACAGGACTGGGAGGAGATTAAAAAGACTCTTAAATCTTGTCTTAAGGCCTTTAAGACAGCTCACCTTTCTTTGAACGAGAACTGTTTTTACGACGTATTGCCGGAGTATTTTTTGTTTGAGTACATGAACGCGAAAAATAAAATTACACGACACGTTTTAGAGACCTACCCCCGCCCTAAAAACTATCAGCTTACCTACAATCTCATAGAAATGCTTAGTACGATTCGTGGGCAGCTTTTAAATATTGATATAGGTCCCATTAAGCATCTTTTAAGCTCGGTACGTGGAAAGAACTTTCATCGGACGTTACAAACTGTCAAACACACTTGCGACTACAATCCATGGGGGACTATAACGGGACGCCTCTCGACGACTCCCTGTAGTTTCCCCATTCTTACTATGAATAAGGAGTTCCGCGCGTGTATTAGGCCGAAGAACGACTGGTTGTTGGAGCTTGATTTTAATGCGGCAGAGTTGCGCACCCTCTTGGCTCTTGCTGGGGTAGAACAACCAAAGAATGATATCCATGACTGGAATGTAAAGAACATTTTTGGTGGTAAGCTGACCCGCGAAGAGGCTAAAGTAAAGACCTTCGCGTGGTTATATTCTACGAAGAAAAACAAGGCCTTAGAACGGCTATATAACAAGAATTTGGTACGAAATAAG